TCAATTGTTATTTCCTCGGTAATAATATCAAAACTATTCAATGATAAAGTAGAACTATCGTCCGTAAAGAAATTCTGTGGAAAAAATTCAATATCAAATTGTATTTTTTGTTTGTGTATAGCACACGTTGGAAAATAGGGTCGATTAGGTTTATTAGTTTCGTATTCATCGTTTTCGTATTTTCTCGAAAAAAATAACGGTATTGGAATAAAAAGTTTTGATTTTGATTGTGATAACGTCTTATTTACTACAGACGTACCTTGTGCTAAATTCCTGTTTATAGAGTATCTTAAAGTTCTCTTTTCCGATTCGTCTAAATAAAGTTCATCATGGATTATACCCCAATCTGCGTGAAATTTTTCAATGATGAGTTCATCTACACGCATAGTTACCGACTTTATAACGTGACGACCAACTTGGTCGGAATAATTAAAATTAGCATTGGAAACTCCTGGTATCTCAAATGAAATGTACATATTTGATAATAGATCACCCATATTTTTCGGGTTAAGCGTTACACTAACATTTTCATTAAATGGCCAATTTGATGAAGCATTAGATGGTTTATTAACAACAGTACTTTTATGAAATTTTGTAAAATTAGAATGTCGTCTTTTACTTGTATTTGTAAAAAAAGATTTATTCTGATCATTTTCTATCAAATACGTATCCTGTTTACCAATTGCATTTAGTGATATTATAGACCCTGTATTTGGACCACTTGTATCACACATACTACTTAATATATATAATTTTTTAAATGGGGTTATACACGACCATTTGTCTATTTTTGAAATTTTTGGAAACGTATCTATGTAAAGATTGATACCAAAATAAAATATCTTCTTTTTTTAAAGAGAAAGGGTGAACGCTTAGATTTTTAGTTTTACCTATTTCCCTTGATAGTAATTGTTTTATACTTGGTTTTTTAACATGTGTAAAACAGGAAAAACATAATCGTTTTAATTTTAAACCATAAAACTTATAGAACATTTCATTATTGTATAACCAGATTGGGTTAATACGTCTATATTTCCTAATAAGTTCACGAACTTCGTAATTATTCGATTTAATATAAGGATTTAAAGGTGCGTTGCAATTAAAACAAAATCCTTTACAATTAATATACATAAAAGAAAAACAAATTATTCTTTTATGTACTATAATGAAATTAGACAACCTGATGGAACTCCTATTATAGGTATAAATTATGAAGAAGAAAGACCACCTGTGGTAAATGTTTTACCTAGTAATGAAACTCAACAAGTTCAACAACAAGAACCTGAGTATGAATTGTTTAATTCGGTCATGATAGCTTGGTTAAATGTATTTTTAGTTGCATTAAGTATACATTATACAATTTTGTATGATAATCTCTTAACTATAATTAATTGTTTGGCGTGTGTATTACCGCTATATAGTATAGAAAATAACAGTATACATGGTATTTTCTTATATACTATTTATGTTATGATTGCAATGTTAGTAACAACATTTTTAGGGTTTTATGAATATATTTGGTATTATGTTATATGTAATGGTATAATTACATGTATTTTTATAACCTCAGTGGTGAAATATATAAAATATATTAGGAATAGACGCCAAATAAGAAACCAAAATGAACATGTTGTATGAACAAAAAGATTTAGATATTGCTAAAGGTTTATATAAAAACCAGCAAGAAAAGTGTGAACGTTTTGCGAGAAGTATTCATAAACTCAGAGAGTCTCGCAAAAAGTACGATGATAAAAGAGAAAAGAGTAAAATAAAGTTTATAGAAGTAGTCCCCGAACATATAAACCATGATAATAGAACAAAAACTATTATGTGTTCAGCTATAACAATGAGTGGAAAAAGATGTACATTTAAAGCGTCTTGTGGAAAATATTGTAAAAAGCATACAAAAAAATTAAATATATTGTAATAGTAAATGTTAGATCAGGAAACGCTCAGACCTGTTATAATAGGAATGGCTCTTTACCTTGCCATTTCTCAAATCGTTCCAGAAATTTTAAAAAAACCAACTAATATTAAATTTATAGATGATATTGTTGCCATGCTTATAGCCCAAAGGGGGTCACTCACTTCCGGAGCTATTCTGACTGGTATCATTATTCTTATTACCAATTACATTAACGACGAATTCTTGTAATACATTTTCTTTACAAGTTAACGCGCGAGTTTTCGGGTGATCCATATATCTTAACTTCTTGTTATATGCATCTTCCATAAATTTCATGAGTTGGTTTACGTCAGGTTTACCCCATTCCATACCAGCTTTATATAAAAAATCGTCTCTTGGTAACTTTTGGATTCCACACTTTATCACATAAGGTGTTTCTATATATTCCGTTGCACCTCCGTACTCTGTTATGATCACTGGTTTATTTCTAATTGCTGCTTCTACAGCGCCCATACCCACACCTTCAGACGATGAAAAACTTACGTAACAATCGGATTTATTGTGTATATCTTCCATATATTCATCTGACAAAAGATCATTAATTATTGTAACATTTGGTATATTTATATTAACTGGCTGTATACAGGTTGCTTTAACAATTAACCGTGCATCAGGTTTATTTAACCGAATGAAACATTCTAATATTTTATTAAAATTCTTTCGTGGATCGTATACGTTACCTATATGATAAAATGTATAAGGTCTTTTATCAGGTATATGTGCATGTAGTACAACAAAGTGTTTATCAGGGAACTGTCGTTTAAATATGTTTTTACAATATTCACTTGGTACGAGAATTTTATCGAATAAATCGAAAAGTTTACCGTAATCTTCATGAACTGTTTCGGTTTCACAGACGGTCATACATGTCACATTTTTTATTTTCCTTTTGATTTCGGGTATTCTATCTAACCAATATTGTACAGGAAGCGCGAATATAAAAGCACTATCAGATTCTGGTATTTCTTGGTTTATTTCAATATATTTAGTGTACCCAACTTCAGGAAAAAGATTCATATATTTTTTACAATGTTGTCCAATCCCGCTCAGGAGAGTTGGGCCGATGAATAACATTTACTATAAAGATAATATTTCTTTTATATATATTACGCAATGGATTTCATTAGAAGACAAATTGATTCTGAATCTCAAAGACCAAAGGTTCGACCAGAAGCTGTTTATGGTATACTTAGACAACTCGCTGATCTCATCGAACCACCGACCGTTGTAGCAGCACCAACTCCGGTACCAACTCCAGCACCAACTCCAGCACCAACTCCAGCACCAACTCCAGCACCAACTCCAGACGCTAAACCATCTGCTAAACCAGCTGCTAAGAAAGTTGTTTCACCAACAAAAAAGGCTCCAGTCAAAAAAACACCAGCTAAAAAGGCTTAATAAAGTTAAAACCTTTGTGGCATAGGCATTTGTACTTGTACGGGTGTGGGTACATTTTTACGTTTTAACATATAAAACCCACCTCCTAATAATAGAATAACTGTAAAAAGGTAATAAAGTGGATATTTTTTCTTTTTTTCCTTTTCCATTTTATCGATATCCTCCTTATCTGGAAGTTTTTTAACGTTTACGTTAAGTTCATCTATCTTCCCGATAAGTTTGTGTAAAGCCTCGAGAATTTGAACTTCTTTGTTTATAGGTTTTTCCTTTACGTCTATTGTTGTAATTTCTAATGTCATGAACCATTCTGAATCAGGTTGTAGTTTTACATAATCACCGTCACCTTGTTGTTCATACATTTCAAAATTGAGTTTTTGTATTGATATAGGGTTAAACAAAGACGTTGGTCTATTAAACGATTTCCATTGTTTATCATGTAATTTTAAATTACTCGAACCGTCAAATGCTCTTTCTAAAGGTATACGTGCAAATATTTGACCTTTTCGTTCATTTAGAATTTGTGCTACTTTTGGTATGTCTTCGCATATAATATCTATGTATTTTGCACCATTCGATGTACCAGTTCCAGATGTACCTACCTGTGTAATATAAAAATCAACAACTTTTAACCCACATACTTTACTTATATCGGATACGTGTGTATTAGATGAAAGGTTGAGATTAAAAGAAAACGTGTTATTTGTACCCGTAACAAAATTCGAATCTATTGTTATGTATTGAACTTTTTTAGGTAATTCCTGGAGTGAAACCATATTATAATTACAATATAAAAAAATAAACGTAAATAATAGCATGTTTGCATTTTATTCGAGTGTATCTCGTTTATTATCATGGAATAGGACAGACATGGTAACATCTAAAAATACGTGCACGTCTATAGATCCTATATCTACAGAAATAAAAAATCATTTAGATACGATGTTATCACCAGATTCTTCTAGGGATGTGTTTATTGCGAAAAATGATGCCGATGAAACTGTTATTTTAGAATATTCTAAATACGACAAAACATTTGATCATTATCGACCTAAGTTTTTTAAATATAAATAAAGAATTATAATAAATAAAAAATATATGAAATGGACTACATGCACTTACACACAGACGATTACAAACTCGCTTTCTGTCAAGCGACAAACGAACTCTGTGAGGATGTTCAAAGGATTATATGGAAAAAATCTCAAAAATACGAATACGAAAATCTCGTATGCCCAGGAGCCCCGCGAAAATCGGGTCGAAATCCACGATTCGCAGAGGAAAGACTCCAAACGTTGGTCGGAAAATGGAGAGAAAAGTGGGGAGAACCCGATAGTTTCTAAACGTAAACCAAGTACTGCTGTTATAACTATAATGAAAGGTGGTAAAACAGCTTATATATTGGTAGAT